GGATAAGCTTCATCGTCGAGAGGTTGTTTACATACTCGACTAAAAGGAGAGGTCCAAAATCGACTGATAAAGGAGAGGTCCGGAGGTATTAACTAGTTGATGAGGTCTCGACGAGCGACTGAAAGGTTCACCTAGTGCTCGAGAGAGAATTGGGTCGCGCACCTTCTGAACCCGACCACCACCTATAAGACGACGTCAAGAAAGCCAACTCTCAGGCCAAGAGAACATACCTCGCCTAATAGACTGGAGGAGGTGTCCCGTACCCTTAGAATCGTCTAATAAAAAAAATGTGCTTACCTTCATGAGAGCTGACATTACTTCTTTTGATATCGATGCCTTAGTCAGGCTAACTATATGCGATGCGTCAAACATAAAATGAAATTCATCCTACCGAAACCAGACCAGAGAAAAGAGGATCTCCGGAGCTCAACCATCGAATCGGGAAAGCACTCTTTCCAGCTTAAAACAGAGCACAGAAAGGACACTCAAAGCAGGTCCGTCTGTATTTCATTATAGTAGTGATCCCCTTCTCTTGATCAATTAGACAAGAACTTTACTTTGTTAAAGACATAAAAGGAGGTCCCACTATGACTATTAGCGGTTCCTAGCAGGCATGGGAGAAGAGCAGGAAGAGAAAGAAAAAAGAGACAAAGATAGACTAGCCACTTCCTTATTATACGAAAAGTTTTTGATTGATGAGTTCTCACCTTCTCTCATGGAGTAGGTAGATGAGACAGAAGGGAAAAGGAGTGACCCCTACTATGACTCATCTCAGTTACTCTTCATCACAGGACAAGATACGAGCAGAATCAGAGGAAAATCGAACAACTACAAGCTAAGATGAAAAATCTAAGTGAAAGACTAACTGATAGGCCCTGGCTGGACCGATGGAATGTTTCAAGTAAAGGGCTAACTCTTAACTAGGCTAGCGAAGGAACTGACATTAGGGAAAGAACTCCTGACTCTCGGGGAAAGATCTCTCTCTTTAATACGAGATTCCCTAACCCTGAAGCATTTAGCAAACTCAGCAAAACCTGAATGGGGGATCAAGGACTTTTGATAACTTATTTTGACCCCCAATCCACCCAAAGCAGATTCATAGACTTTGGCGACTTCCTGATCGGCAATGACAACATCATCACCGAGTACCGCGTACGATGTAAAGCGTACACCAGGATGCACCTGTTTCGCACACCACCACACTAATATATGGTGTGATAGCGCGAAAGTAGGCCAAGAACCGTGATATCCCAATGGCTGCCCTGCCACAAAGCATACTTGAGAGAACCTTCGTTTAAGTTTAACAAAAGGCACCTCAAAGATATTGCATGCAAATGCAGAATTAACCACACTTGAGGCAAAGGAGCGGTCAAATAGGTACTGCACCACCTCAAACAGAAAGACTAAAGGCCAACGATCAGTGGCCGACTTTAAGTCAAAGGAGAAAGAGTGCCTACTGCCAACCAGTCGATCAAAAGGCTGTGTTTGGTTAAAAGTCCCATCTTGGGGGAGACGTCTTCTCCGCCCCCCAAACATGGAAGGGGTGTAACAACCTATTATTAACGTAGTTCCCAATGGCGAATAGAAGGCTTTTGCCACCTCCCTCAACAACCTGACCTAGTCGGCCCATCCTCCGAGGTTTTTGTTCTGCTGATATGATAGCTCTTTTAAAGAAGAGGTCTCAACGAGCCTCCTGAATTTAATTTCATCCATACAGGAGAATGCATCATTCTTATCGCAGAATGGAAACAAACCGGATTGGATCCGTTCGAAACAGGTTAGCCTACTATAATATAAGGATTGGATTCTAATAAGTTCGAAACAGGTTAGCCTTAGCCTACTATAGGATTAGATCTTTCTTATCAACCTACTAACTTCTTCCTTGTTGGGATGAGAAACCCTTTTGCAACCAAGCGTGCTTTGAGTTTGTCAAGGGACCCATCTGCATTCAGTTTCACTCTGAAAACCCATTTACAACCGAGAAGATTCATGTCAGGTGATGCGGGAACTAAGTCCCAAGTGTGATTCTGTGTTAATGCCGACATCTCTTCTTGCATAGCTTGTCTCCATCCTGGGAGGCAGACGTAATGGTTTTTGGTTCAGAGGGAGTGTATTTTTGTGTAAACAGGTTGTAACGAGGATTAGGCTTGCGAATACCATCCTTTGCCCGAGTGATCATATGATGTCTATTAGGTGAAAGTAGCTCAGGAGCAGCTGTCCCAACATCAAAAAAGGTACCGCTGTCGCCAATAGGAACAGGATCTGAGCCTGCCGTACGCACAGGACAGTCTCTTTCTGATGTGGTAGCAGTTCCAGGAGCAATCGCAGAGACAATTGAAGGATCTGCAGATTCGCAATCAGAGCCTGTGAAACCGGGAAGATGTCGAGATAGCAGGAGAAGAATTAGCAGTATGTGAGTGCGGAAGCAGAGTGGAGGATCGAGGGACCTGTGAAGGTGTGATAAAGGAACTGTCTGTTGAAACAGAAGGGACATATGAAGGTTTAGAACCAAGCTGCCAAGCACGAAGCAGAGAACTTGGATACGGTGGGATGAGATGGTGATAACAGTCCTGAAAACGAAAGACTAGAGCTCTTGCCCAACTGACAGGCTTCACAAACAGAAAGATCCCTTTTATTAATAACTATAGCTTTACTAGTCTTGAGTTGTTGGAGAACTTGAGGATTTGGATGCCCAAGCCTATAATGCCAAGTGAGCTCACTAGCTGCTTGTTGTCTTGTAGAGTAGAAGACTTATAGATTAAAATTCTCCAACATATAGATGTCCTTACACCGTTTTCCTTTGCTCAGCAGGCTCCGTGTTTGCTTGTCCTTTATGCATACTTCGTTAGCATCAAACTCAAAGAAGCATGGATAAATCATCACAAAGTTTGGACACAGAGAGAAGAGACTTAGTTATGAAAGGACAAACAAGAACTTCATTTAATGGTAAACTACCTGATGAGCTTGGTAGATTGGTAGATCCAACATGAGTGATGGGCAAGAAGGCTCCATCCCCAACCATCACACTGTCGGATCCCACATAAGGTTGTGACTGTTGGAGGTGATGAGCAGAATTGGTAATGTGAGAGGAGGCACCAGAATCTGGAAACCATTCTGTACCAGAGGTATCCGTGATCTGAAGAGCAGCAAGAGCTTGCGGAATATCACTGTTCTGGAAGGAGTTGTCATATTGGTTCCAGCATTTTAGGGCTGAGTGACCAGTTTAGCCACAGATTTGGCAAACGGGTCGAGAAGAGAACTGATCAGAGGAGTGGGATTGATGCAAACTAGTTGAGGGCTTGATAGCGTTGATGAAACCCTCTTCCTCTTGTAGAGAATGAGCCGCGACCACGGTAGTTACCAAACCGAGAATAGGACTGTCATACGAGTATACCAGAGGCTGAAGGTATTGAGTGATGATCCTTCCTCAACCCTAAGCTAGGCGAATCAATAACAAAGCAAGACTACTTTCCATCAGTACGGGGTACGCCATAAACGAAGTCAGAAGGTTGTCAATCAAATATGGTACGCGATGCTTGTCCAAATAAAAAACGATCCCTTAAAAGTGAGTTAGAAAGGTAAGAGTCTTGTACCTAGTAGAACTTCTAATAACTAATAAAAGCTATTTTCTCAGAAGCGAGAGCGCACCTCTCGCAACAAGTGCTCGAGTCACTCCGCACCTCGAAAAACAAGTCTCAGGAAGTGAGTGAGTTATAGTATTACAGGAGCTAATAGCTTCAGCAGAGAAATAAGCACAGGAAATACTGGTGGGAATCTCACCTCCAAGCCTTTCATGGGCCCGCGTTGAAATACCCAACAAAAATCCAAAGATCATTGATAGCAGAATGAAGAAACTGAAGATCCTGCTATAAAGATCTCCTCATAATGTAATGAAATTATTATAAGAAATAAAATGAAAGCGCAGCTAACATTATCCAGGAACAAGGAACAGGTGATGGATTGAGCAGTAATAAAGGTAATGGTTGGAAGCTGATGGATGGCCGAGTAAAGAACCCAGATATTAGAAGGGAGACCGTTACAGTGGTTCAAGGTAGCTAAATTCATGTTTCGCGAATCATAGAAAAGAAAGAAGAAGGGATATTGGAAAAAAGAAGTCATGGATTTAGCAATACAAAGAGGTTCAGCTGTTTCCAAATACGGCGGATCTGGTGATAAAGGCCAAGGGCGTGCTCTTCTATTAAAGGAAGAACAGAAACGAAAAAGCTCTCTTTGCGTACTATGGATCTCTTACGTGCGATATTCCTTGCTTTGACTTTGACGAGCAGCATCCAGTACATTCACCCCGGCTGGGCAGTAGCGCCAAGAAGAACTTCAAGCTAAGAGCGAAGAGAAGGTAATGATTTCGCTCAGTAGAAGGTCACCTACATGGATATTAAGGCTATAAGCCGCAGGTAAGATATAGTTCATCGAAGGGGAATCTTGAATCAAATGTCGATTCATCTTAATTGTACGTCAATTCTAATTCAATTTGTTCTAAACTTCCTCGGGGCTAAAGCCTCGTGATTCAATTATGGCTCTTTGCTGCTATTAAGGTGATAGTATCTGCTTAGCCCATAGTAATAAGATGGTAGTGACCGCTTATCCTAAGTCTTCCGCTGGCATGGGTGTAACTGTCCTTCCAGAGTACCTCAAACAGTCCTCTTACGAAGCCTATTCCCGGCCTTACTCTGCATTCTTTCTTTCTGGTTGTACTAAGCAGGAGCGTTCCCCCTTACTGGCTAGGCGGCTAGTAGATGCTTGGCTTTCATTCCATTCCATTCTGATGATAAATGAAGAAAGAGGTGTCGGACTGGGCATATAAGCAGCTATCAGAAATTTCACTCATGATACCAGGCGCGAGGAGCCTGTTTAAGACCATAGCTTTTCGAAACCTGCAAAGAGAAGAAGAGTATCGACCGGGAGGTTGAGACATGACTCTTTTCGGTTAAGTGACCCTGTAGAAAAGCGTTGTTGACATCCAATTGACGAAGAGTCCAGCCATGGTATAGAGTAAGACTCTCAGACGAATAGTGATAGGCTTAACCACAGGGCTTAATCTATCAAAAGACTCTCTCCCAGGCCGCTGATTCCTGTCTAAAACACGAGAGAACCTTGCCTTGTGGGTGTCCGATGCCGACCCCGTTGTGCTGTGCGTCTTGTCTTTCCCAACGAAAGTGATGCCGATTCAGCGTGTGTGGCCTGATGCGGTTCAGCCTACCAATTAGTGGGGCAAGGAGATATGGTTTCCTTAGGCATAAGCATGTCATGTATATGTACACAAGGGGAATAGCAACTAAAGCTCAATAGCACCTTAGTGAACTACAAGGGCTCTACCGCTCGGGTCCCTCAACCGAGAGCCCCTCCTCGCTACGATCCACCCTTTCTCTAGCCCTCTACTCAACCGCTTTAGCTGGCCCGCTTCTGACAGAAGTAGCAGATTCAATCTGTGAATCCCGTCTAGAGCTCCTCACACTGTCCGCATCATCATCAACGGCAAGCGGATCAGATTTTAAGAGCTTCAAAATACATACAATACCCTAAGGAGTGAGGGATGTACCTTTTGGAAAGGGACTGACTGAACGGAATCAATGACTTACATTAACATTGCTCTTAAAAGAAGTCGAATTCCCTTCATTCAGAGCATAATTAATCTAGTCACTGATTTGAGTTATATAGTTATTATTCATGTTTGTTGTTCGTTGGACCTTTTTTGAAAGGCTTTGTTAATGCTTATCGAGTTATGATATAAGAAAGGGGGACGACTGAGGAAATGCCATGCTAAGGCCTATTTCCCTGCTGTTTCAACTTCTTTCTATAGCGATTGGACACAAGTTTTTCTCAAGTTAATGCAACTCCGTTTCAATTCCATAATTTGACTCAAACTACATGTCAATCCCCCAGTCCACTATAGGGGAGAGTTCACTCCAGTTAGGGGGTATTACCAGCGGCTTCGACCACATCCTATCCTCTCTAGCTACTGGCTTCTGTGGGGAGGGCAAACTTCTATATTTCCCTGCTAGTGCACTACTTCCTTTTCTTTCAGAACAGAGACGGAGCCCTGCTTTAAATTGACAGAGGAGTTATTGGACGCCGGGTATATCCAGCCATCCAAAGCACCTTATGAAGCCCCAGTGTTGTTCCAGAAGAAGCGGGAGCCTACGTCTATGCATCGACTAACCTATATCTAAACAAGGTTACCCTCAAGAAAATAAGTACCTGATTCTGCGCGTAGAAGACCTATTCGATCCGTTGGGAGATGCAAGCTTCTTCACCAAGTTGGATCTAAAGCCGGGGTACTACCAGGTGCGCATCGCCGAGGGTAATGAACCAAAGAGGAGTATACTTTATGAATGGGAAAGCAGTCATCAAGCCAGATGCGGATGAAATTCTAACTGCTGCGCTTACGCCTTTTGATTAGACAACTCCTAGTGCCAAGCTAACTAACTAGGATTCGTTCAAAGGATTCGTGAAAACAGAAAGAAGAGCTAGCGACTCTGACGAATCTAATGTTGCCCGCGTTGAGGCGAAAAGAAAGGCGGATTCCCTATATAAGTGAATTTGTTCTTCAATCGATTCATCTCGGCCTTAGACTGCTACGGTTAGCTCTTGCCCCGAGCACCTGGACTGGCTATCTCGAAAGAAATGCTTTCATATCATAGCTGCTGACTTGGCTTTGAAACTATAGGAGCTGAAGGAACGGCTACTGATTTGGGACCTAAATCATTTCATCCGGAAGTGACTGCACTCGCCTAAGCCAAAACCAAGCTACTTTCATAACCACCAGGAAAGCCTAGCTACTTCTTCGTTCCTCACCCTGTCCCTTACCTCTTACCGTAGGAAAAGCCGTTGATATTCGTAGATCGTTCGTTGATTCCCTTGCTTTTGGGCGATGATTCGATTCTTCTGGGCTTGTTGCCACTAAAGAAAGAGTTCTGCCTTCTAGCCAAGCCTTTGAGACCAAGTCAAGCTTCCCAGCAGTCAACCAAGAAAGAGTGTTTCTCCCCTACTGAAGAAATGGAAGTCAGTCTGCTTTCCTTCTTAGCTTTGTTCACATCTGCTCTTTCCAGGACTGGCTATCTCTCAATGTATTCACGCATCTCGAAATAGTGAAAAGAAGTAGTCCCTCCTCCCAGAGCTGAAATAGCTGGAAAAAAACTTCAACAGAAGTAATGCCGACTCTTCTACTTCCTGGTACTTTTGAATAAGGCAAGGCCTTTACCTATTCCCTATCACAACCACTTTCAGTAGAGGAACTTCCTCTCCTTTTAGTCGAGTTATAGCTTTCGCTTCTTCAGATCCTGATCCTTCATCAGAGGAGATCGCTTTACTTTTTTATAAGAGCCATTGGCAGGACCAAGAAACTCCCATTCAAGGCGCCAATCATTCATAAATAATTCTTATATATGATATGCAATTCGATGATTCAATTTCTTGTGGAAAAGACTAGCGCAATGGCTTAATGCATTTCATTGGCAGTTTGGTCCTAACAAATTATGCTTCTTGGGAGAGGAGAACTTCCACCAAGCAATATATTTGAGTTGGCTAACCCAATGATTGAGCTAGCTTCTAATCCATTTCAATCTCATCTTACACAGCAGAAGTTGTGGATTCATACCTGGAAGCAGGCAATGCCGCCACATCTCCCCTGTGAAAGAAGGTTACGCAGCTGATTCGGTTAATCACATGTCAGAGGCATCTATCTAAATCGCACATGTCAGAACAAGACCTAGGGATCCGGTGGCACCAGGAGCGGGTAGCCGAGTTGAGATCATTCCGTTAAGACACAACCACTTTTACAGTAAACATGCATCCGCCCAGCGCCCCCTCCTTACGAATGGTTACGGGACTAGAGCGAGTCTCTTTTTCTTTGCAAGAATAGGTCTGAGCCTGATGACATTCCTGCTTTCCTTGCCATGTCCAACTAAAGTGAAAGTTAATCAACTGCAAGGAGGAATCGACCTTTTTCTACTATTCATTTGCGCCGGAAACCCCTTCATCATTTGCCCTGAACTGGTGAAAGGAATAGGAGGACTTTTCCCTCGGTGGAAGTAGGGATTTAAGCACAGTTGTGATTCCGCTTTCATGTCTTGGATTGAGCTTTCTCACTCTTTCTATGCCTCTTCCTTGTCGGCGTCCTTTGTTCGCTACTGCTTTAAAGAATGGGATGAGGCTACCTGATCGTCGAGTCGACTTCCATCAATCAATTGGATTGGATCTTATTATCCCATAGTCATAAATCTGATTCTTCACCCAGTGGGAACAGTCTTCATGGTGGTACCAGTGCGTATATATGTAGATGAGTTTTGGTTCCCACCCTCGATTTTCCATCCAATCTTCCTATCTTCTTTTCCCTGCTTTGGAAGCATTCGATCTCTCGTAAAGCAAACCCTCGTCAGAGAAAGGGGGCGGGAAGCCTGCGTGCGATTCCTGGGTTGGATATCCCTGGCTCTCTTCTCTCTGAGTCCCCGCTAGCTTTCAAGCGTTCATTCAATCTCCCTCCCAACGCAAGGAAACCGATCGATGCACTTGGCTTTAGGTTTCGATCGATAATAATTTATATTATATATAAAAACGCTTCTCGCTGGAGACTCGGGTGGGGCGCTTGCTCTCCACTGGCGGTTGAATGAAAGACGTACCCATAAAGTTGACCTAAGTTGGTATGCCTCCCATCGAACTAAAGCAAGAAATCTTCCTTCGATGCGAGTCTATCAAATGTTTAGCCACATCTGCTGCGCCCCGGTCAGTGGAGTCAATAGCCTTATCAGCTGTCCCTCCCTTCTTTTAAAATATTACCCAGGATCTTATCCCAGGCCGCTGATGAATTGGCAACGAGGCGAGCCTTGTACCGCTCAACACTGCCATCAGGTTTCCGCTTAACCCGATAAGAAGACCCACAACAATCTTTTGATGAGGAGATGATGGTACTAGTTCCCGGGTGCCATGGAGAATTAATGCATCAAATTCAGCAGACATGGATGGTGGCACTAGGATCTGCATACGAGGCTTTTGGTGTGCGGACGTATGTGACCAATGCACTTATGCTGCCTTCACTCAAAGGAAAGCACTTTCAAAGAAGCAAGGGATGAAGGGGAGGTAAGCCTGTCTTAAAATCGATTAACTAAGCTAGCTTAATTCTTGAACTACTTGAACTAGAGGAGCGGTACGAGCGGCTTACTACAAAAGAAAGGCTATTTGAGATGCTTTTTCCGGGCCAAAGTACTCTGACCCATGATACCGATTCAAGCTCACTGAGAACGGATTTCCCTAGTTTTAAATTCAACTACGGACCAACAAAGATTGATTGTTGTCCCGTTGACAGGAAGATGGAGGGTTGTTCTCGTACTCGCTTGGCGGGGTGGGCATTCTTATTTGTTTAAGACTTCTCACAGCTTTTAGGCGCTAGGAGGGCTTGATAGCTTTGATGTAACCGTTTTGGTCGTTGTTGGAATTGATGAGCCAAACAAGCCAGTTCTCAGCCTTCTATAGTATCCGTTTGAATACGAGACAAAGGAATCTATAGGCCTATCTCTCACTTTCTAATACTACTATTGCTAGTGCTAAGGAGCTAGAGTATACTAGTCTAGAAAAGAATCCCACATAGTTGGCTGTCTTACTCTAATACCAATGCGAAGAAACTCATTAATTCATTGATGAGGAGGGCGAAGAAACTTTCAGCTTTAGAGAATCCAGTTCCAGCGGAAGACTAAGTACGGTAGCAAGTCAAATCAATCTCCTCCAACAGAAGGCTCTGACCTGACCACAGTCAATCAGTCTATTGTTCTGGTTCTAGAGAGTCTAACCGAGAAGAAATCGTCTCATCGCTTTGAGCCTGGTCCAGGTGTGGGGGAATGAGTCCTCCATCTAGTAGCCCAGCCCTTCCGACAAGAGCAGTTACGCCTTTTCCTAAAGCTCTTACTAAACCACCGCCTAGCGACCACGGAAAGCATAGTCAGAAGAGCTGAAACAATAGCCATGTCATATTCCTCGGGAATTGCCTTTCGAACTGAACTACCACGACTCTCGTTAACTGCATCGGATTCGTGAATCAATTGCTGCAGATTATCTCATTCAATTGCAGCGGCTTTAGCAGACATCTCTTCAATTTGCGTAGATAGAAGATCCGGCTAGAAACTCCTT